ATTCTTTTCAGCTTCATCGCTGAGAGGATGGATCAACCAGATCGATCCGTGATCCTCGAACCTGTAATCTGCTTCTTGCATTGCGTATCTCCTATGCGGTATACTGATTATGTGGGATGATCTTATGGGATAGTCCCATACATGTCAAACACAAAATGAAATGCCTATATATGTTTTCTACGGGTAACAAAAAAAATATTTTTTTTTCTCGAAAAAAGTGTAGCAAGTGTAGCAAGTGTAGCAAGTGTATGAAATATATAGAAAAAACCATGGCACACTTTGTTGAGTTTGCTACACTAAAGTGTAGCAAAACAGGGTCATAAGACCGTACACAAGCGGTTTTTGAAAAAATAAAAATTTGAAGGCCGGAAAAAACATATATGCAAATGAGGTTATGATGACTGAAGAGAAGAAAAATAAAGGCGGCAGACCATCCGGTCTGACCAATCGGCAAAAAGAGTTTGCCCGATACTATGTGGAAGGCATCTATTCTAATGCGGAGTGTGCGCGGAAGGCAGGGTATGCGGAAGAGTCTGCCGCACAGCATGCCGCCAAATTGCTTGACGGTAAATCCTATCCGCATGTTCCTGTCCTTATAAAGGAACTCAGGGAACAGCGAGAGCGGAAGTATGGGGTCAGCCTCGGTGGTCAGCTTAAACGCCTTCACGAACTGTCTAGCGGTGCGGAAGAGGCAGGGCAATTCTCTGCCGCTATCAATGCCGAGAAGATCCGGTCTGCCCTTGGCGGTCTGACTATCGACAGGCGTGAGCAGAACCATATTCATCAGCTTGACAGCTTGAGCAGGGAAGAGATTGTGGCTAGACTGGCAGAACTGCGGAAGCAGTTTCCGACTACTGACATTGATGGCGATTATAAGGTGGTGACCGATGCCGAAGACAGAGAAAGCCCTATGGAACTCATTGAAGCAGAAGCTTCCGAAGAAAACCCACTGCCAGAGGCTAGAAAATCGCGTCAGTGAGGGCATGCCCGATGTATATATGTGCATGAATGGTGTAGTTGTTTGGCTAGAGTTAAAAATAATTAAACATAGCAAGGTCTCTATATCAAAGTCACAGATAGCGTGGCATTTAGCCCATACGCGATGCGGCGGCGTCAGTTTTTTCTTGCTCCACGAGCCCTCTTCCGGCGATGTAATTTTATTTGAGGGGTCAAAAGTGACCGAGATCCACGGATCGCGGATCGATGCCCTGCGTCCTGCGTCCTTATATGATGGTTCTATGTCTGATTTTCCTGCGGCCTTGCGTGATGCGGCTCGAGATTCATGGTTGGATGCCCTGCGTCCTGCGTCCTCTGACCTATAAAAAGAGAAGGCCGCCTGACGTCCTGCGTCCTGCGGCCTCAAGTTTATAGAGTGAGAGACATTAACCATGATATCAGGTCAATAGAAACTAGGTATCAGTTTCCTGATACCTAGTCAATGCCCTTAGTGTGTTAAGAATATGACTTGCCTGTTGGGTTGATCCCAACATAGCGTACAAGATCCGCACCCATCGTGCCCTTGCTGTTCAGGGCATATGATAGCTTTGCCCTTTTCTGGTGATTGTAGGGCTTCGCTGTTGGCGCTATAGGCAAGATCCGGCCTATCTGACCAACGGATAGAAAAGCGCTTGCCAAAAGCTTGCCGGGTTTCATCAATTGCCCGGGCAATCTTGCGCTCTAATGGTATAGGGCTATCCGGGTGATTGTGTGTATATCCCCAAATTGCAATATTGGGATATTGTTTGAGCCAATTTGCCCAAGCTTTAACATAGTCTGGTGACCAGAAATCGCCAAGAATATGTAAACGGATTAATAGAAGCTTGCCCTTGTGTTCTTCTAGCTCTTGCCCTATGCGATTGATTAGCTCTTGCCCATGCTCTAGCCTATGGGCAAAGGGCATGTTATTCCCAAAGCATGTATTCCAGTGATGGCATGATGATGGGCACGTGGCGCGCTCTTCTAGCGTCAAGGTCATGATCTTATAGCCCTTGAACGCGCCGGACTTGACGCCGGTTTTCAGCTTTTTATTACTGGAAAACTTTAGGACTTTGTACGGATAATCTGCAAGCTTGCGCTTGCTCTTCTGATATCGTGTTGCTGTTAACATGGTTTTGACCTCTCTCTATTAGTTTATATTGTAAGACTATCCTATATCATATGGGATAGGATAACAAGCGATTATTTTATATATCATGCGGCCTTGCGTCTTGCGGCCTTTACCCGTTATCGTTTTTTCTTTTCTATACGGCCTTGCGTCTTGCGGCCATCACGCGCCCCCCCTGCTTTCTTTTATATACTGGCAAGAAAAGACCCCAGCCATGTTATGGCTGGGGTTAGTCTAGGGAGGGTGCTAGGTATTGCTGGCTATGCCATCCGCCCCTAGCTGGCGGAATTAGTCGTCATACATATGAGTTAGAATGATAGTATACATGATCAAGGCTAGCATGCCAATTATTGTTAATCCTGCCCCTATGATCACCGTAGGCGTGACCATGCTATCGATCATGCCTACTCCGAAAACCATGGCGGCAATTGCCGCCATGATCTGTAAGCATATGAATATGGTTTTCATGACGCGAATTCCCAGTCAATGCCATACATATCATCCTGCCAGTAGTCTTCGTAAGCGCAATCAACAGCTTCAGCAGGGGTTAAACCATCATCATGATAGTCGCGCCATGACGCATCCGGCATATCCATAAGGCCAATGCCAAGCTTGCCGCATACGATCTTATTGCATTGCTGTAACCATGTTTGAAAATTATCCATTATATCACTCCATTAGATTATTATAGGATGATCCTAGACCATTGCTAGCCTAGGATCAAGGTTAAATGTTAGCTAGCGATCGAATAGCGCATGTTTCGCTTTCCGATCCTAGTGATCGTGAAGCGCTTGCTAAGATCGGTTAGCAGACTATTCACGGAGCTTGGTTTAAGGCCAGTGAATGAAGCGATCTGCTTTCTGGTAAATACCCCATTTCTTAGCAGGGTGATGGCCTTGTCTAAGGTCTTTTCACTAAAGCCGTGACCTTTAACTGGCTTGGCCTGCTTGCCTACCTGAACACCGTTCAGATCGATTGTGAAATCAGGGGATATATCTTTAAGCCAGATCCCGTGAAGCTCCCCATCATGGGTGATCCAAACAGTGATATGATCATCACTGTTTTTCTCAATCTCGAGATGGGTAGCATTGCTGATATTGGTATGAATATTAATAGTCATTAGTCACTCCATTAGACTATGGGGCTAGCTTGCGCTAGCCCCTGTTGGTTTATTTAAGCCGGATATACGGCTTGGTTTCAGAAGTAATGGTATTCTGGGCGTACCATTCTTCGCCCACATATGCCTTGATCGTATCGATCGGGACATATGATCTGGTCGACCGGACAACATTGAACATAGGATATTGATCCGGTGAATTGATAACCTTGTCGCTGATCGCTTTCAGTTCAGCTTCAAGAACCTTGATCTGGTTCTTTAATTCCATGAACCGAGCAGGGATAGCCTGCTTGCTGATCGCTTCGAGATATTCGGTTTTGATATTAGCTAATGTCATTATTCACTCCATAGGTTGTGGGGCTAGCTTGCGCTAGCCCCTGTTAAATTATTTCCAGATATCGGTTGTCTCAACTTCCGTTGAAATAACCCATGCATTGAAAGCATTTCTTAAATGCCCGAGCACGGCGTCATTTTTTCTGGTCAGACCTTTTTTCGCATTGCGTTGATCAATCACAAACCATGCCATGTCTAGCAACTCCCTGACCTTTTCCGCGGTCAGTTGATCATCCGTTTGTGTATCGGATGGGATGATAACGGTTTCAGCATCGAGCAAGTGATTGCCCTGTTGCATGTTGACCAGATTGTATATGTTTTGAACATTCATTAGTTTACCCTCCTAGGTAAGTTAGTGATCCATCATCTTTGTGATGATGTAATCATCATATCAGATCATATGGGATAATCAACATAAGAAAACATAGTAATGTGTCAGTAATTTGACACATATCGGGGTTACTTTCCCAGATCGGCAATCGGATCGCGATCCGCCGACCCCCCACCCCCCTATTTGAGGGGGGAGTCATCGCGTACACCCGCCTCCGTTGTTGGCTTGATAAATTCATTCAGCTGTATTATCGTTCGGCTATGGATATGAACCTACACGCCCTTTCTGACGAAAAGCTAAAAGAACTGCTGCTCCTCGAAGAGCAGCTAAAACGCATTGACACCCGTGAGGCTGCCCAAAAAAGCTTCATGGCGTATGTCCAGCATGTCTATGATGGCTTCATCGTCGGACGGCACCACAAAATCATTTCAGAAAAGCTCGAACGCATTGCGGATGGTACCTTAAAGCGTTTGATAGTGAACATGCCTCCCCGACATTCCAAGTCAGAGTTTGCTTCTTATTTGATGCCATCGTGGTTTCTAGGTAGAAATCCGAAATTAAAAATCATTCAGGCTACCATGAACACCGAACTTGCTGTAAGATTCGGTAGAAAGGTCAGAGATTTGATTGCGGATCCCGTGTATCACGAGATCTTCCCAAAGACTGACCTGAAACCGGACAGCCAAGCAGCAGGTCGATGGGAGACTAGCGCTGGTGGGGAATACTTTGCAGCCGGGGTGGGCGCTGCAATGACTGGTCGTGGTGCTGACTTACTGATTATTGATGATCCGCACTCGGAACAAGATGCGTTATCCAGTACAGCCTATGACAATACATACGAATGGTACACTTCGGGTCCTAGACAGAGACTTCAACCGGGAGGGACGATCATCATCGTCCAAACCCGGTGGTCAAAGAAGGACCTGACGGGGAGGTTACTGGCTGCCCAAGCCAAGGATATGATGGCTGACCAATGGGAGGTAGTAGAATTCCCTGCCATTATGCCATCGGGGGAACCGCTCTGGCCTGAATTTTGGAAAAAGGACGAGCTTCTCAAGGTAAAAGCCTCGCTGTCTGTCAGTAAGTGGAATGCTCAGTGGCAACAAGATCCCACTTCTGAAGAGACAGCTGTCATCAAACGGGAGTGGTGGCGCGAGTGGAAGCACGATGACATTCCTAATCTGGACTATGTTATCCAATCGTACGATACAGCGTACTCTAAAAAGGAAACCGCTGACTATTCTGCCATCACGACGTGGGGTGTCTTCCAGCCATACAGCAATGGTGACGAGCACATCATCCTTTTGGATGCGAAGCGCGGTCGTTGGAACTTTCCGGAGCTAAAACAGATTGCTTTGGAAGAGAACGAATACTGGGAACCGGACCTGATGCTCATAGCA